TTATTCATAAGCTTTCCCTATTCTTTTGCCAACAACAGCTCCTTGTTCAAACTTCGAGTTTTTTATATCGACGATCAATACTCCTTTTAGTCCAGATACACCTTCTTTTTTAGCTTCTTCAAGAAATTGTGAAGCAAGCGTATCATATCCGGAAGCAGATTCAGCATCAATGGCAATCACTAAATAGCCATTATCGGTAACAGTTGCTTTTTCACAGGTGAATCCTGTGATGGTGTTGATATATTTATCTGCGCCTGTTATTTCTGTTTTGCCACCTCCGCAGGAGAAGGTGATTAAGATTGTCATTAAAAATAAAATTTTCTTCATGCTACTTATATAGTCATATTGTTTTTTATGATGGATAATATTTTCCCGGATTCATCTGTATAATATCTAGACCATAAATGTAAAAAGGCACTTTTTACAACTGTTTCTGAAATAAAGCCTATGCTTTTTCCTATTTGTGAAAACAATAAATGATAATCACGACATGTTATTCCCACATCCTTGATTTTTTTTTCAACGAAGTTACTGTCCTCATATCTTTTTTGTAATAATAAACTAAGTTCTCCGATTTTTGTTTCATTAGGGTTGCTTATTAGTTCTACAACTTTACCATAAATATATTTTTCTGGGGATTCACCCGGTAATCTAAAAACCTTGTCTGCTTCAGAATCTTGCTGTTTTGAATCTCCATCAATAATGCAAATTGATTTGAATTTTACAGAGGGATCATCGTTATGATATTTGTTAATAGCTACTGCAGTTCCATCTCCAGCCATTGCATGGATTTCGAGTGAGTTTTCGATAATTGATGAATCATCAGACACTATAGTTTCAATCCACATTTTAGCAAATTCATCTTCTACAAAAATAGCTAAAGATGCTTCTATTTGCCCGGTTATTGTTCTTAATGATTTGACATTCAATTTTCCTTGAAATAAAGTATTGTTAATTGCTGCCCAAATAGCTTTAGGAGGAAGTGGTAATAACGCATCATTGCTATGAGTCGTAAATATAACTTGTGATTTCTTTCTCTTAGAGAAATCTATAAGATACTCTACCATTCTTTGAGTCGCAATAGGATGAAGTCCATTTTCAATTTCTTCTATTAATACAAGAGAGTTTTCATCTAACGATTCAATTTTCATAATCATTCTAATAACACTTGACTCTCCTGCTCCAAAATGAAATTCAGAAAAAGAAATATTATTGTCTGTTAATCCTTGTAATAATGTTACTCTCCCATTGTCATCAATTTTTATTTGAGAATATCCGGAAAGATTCTTGCCCAACACTTTTGATGCTGCAGAAACTACTAAATCGTTGAATTTCTCAACTTGAGATGAGTCATATTTAAAAACAGTTGATGCGCATTTTCTCATTTCGTTTCTTTCTGTAGCAGGAACTGTTCTTGATACTCCAAATATAGAAACTGTCCTGCTCATATTATCGCGATACCATTTATAGCTTTTAAATTTAGCTGTTCGTTGTATTGATTCTTTGGCGTTAATATCTCTATCTATCAATTCATATAATATTTTCCAGTTCTGCATGCTGTTGTCTAATGAGCCGCTTTTTGAGAAAAAACGACTTGGCTTTTCTGATATATATGCGCATGCTGCGGCTCCAAGTACAGTCGTTTTCCCTCCACCATTTGGCCCGATTAAGGCTGTTACAGGAAAATCAAATTTAATTACTTGATCTTCAAAACCTCTAATTGGATTTAATCTGAGTTTTAATAGATACTTTCCATAATTTCTTCTTTCAACTTTCTCTAGAAGTTCATTGATTTCGCTATCTCTAATTTCGCTTTGATATTCCATTAGTATCTTAATTTTAATGGTTAATTTATTGTTTTTGTTTTATCATTCCGTCCGCTCGAAGACTTTTCGGCGGAAATGCTCTGCTGAAGCTCTCTTGGATAGGCATAAGCTCCATGTGTATTGATTAAATTTCATGAAGCTATTCCTAAGTTACATTTGTGTTCTAGCTAATTTCCCCACAATCTTATATAAGTAAAGCACATCGTTATCTATATCAATTTCCATATCTGGATATTTCCGTTTCCCATCAGGATTTGTTGCATTGTTATAAGAAGATAAGAGCGTTTTCCTATGTTCATAGTCAATATGAATCATTTTAAGTAATCTGTCTTCTTTAGTGATGATTACATATGGCTGACCATTATCTATGTGTCGTTTATCCTTTATTTCACGGACAAAAATAATATCGCCAGACATATACATATCATACATAGAATCACCGTACACAGTTATGCCATAACATCCAGTGAACTCTGGAATATTCACATATCCTATAACTTTGTTTTCTTCACCGTCAAAGCCGATACCTTGACCGGCACATACGCGTATGTCGAGAATTTTAATGTCGCTTTCTGTCCGAGGTGAATCTGTAATATCATAAGTCGTATTCAACATTTTTCCTATTCCAGTTACGAGCCAATTTATATTTAAATCGGGGCAGGCAATAGCAATTTTTTCTATGGAGTCGGCATTAAATCCAGTTTTTTTAGCAATGGCTCCACGTGATAGACCTGCTGATTCTTCAAAGGCGGTTTGTCCCATTCCTTTAAACTTTAAATATTCAACGAATCTTTCTTTTGTTGTCATTTTTATTGTACTTACTGATATATGTCAGTATATTTGTGTCTGTATCAAGTTGCGGATGATACCGACTAAATTGTTTAACTGTTCCCGTAAGGGATTATATAGGCGACTTACTCAAACCGCAACTTTGGGGTTGTCGTCTTTGCTTTATCACTATGGATGACAATAATAAACTTCCGTATCAACAGGCTACCAAAGAGTCTATTCTGAATTTAGCAATTGAACGCTATAAATCAGATGTACAAATTCAATGTGATATTTGGAATAGACGCAATGTTAACGCTTCTTTTCCATGTCATTTGAACCATCTACTTCAATATTCGGGATTAAAACTGTTATCTCCCGAAGAGTATAAGAAAGTCCAAGATGAGATAATTGAAAGCTTACATAAATTACTTTGATTGCTTAGGCATAATACCTAATCGTGCAATTCTCGAAACTAATTCTTCATATCCTATAATTTTATCTGTATCTTTTACTTTTGTGAGCAACATAAGTATTCTATTTTTCCCACTCTCTAAAACCTTGATATCTTCTGGAACAACAATCATCTCCAAAAGCACCTTAACTATTGTATTACAAGTCTCAATTTCTCCGATATTCGAAAAGTGGTATAATGAGCTTATTCTGTAATCTAAAAATCGATACTCAACTCCTAAAGGATCAGACTTAAGTAAAATGTAATAATAAAAATCAGAAATAGCATTGGTTGTTAAAGCGTTATTTCTTTCCGTGCTTATGAGTGCCGCGGTCTTAGCTTCTTCTAATTCCTTGCTTTTCTTATTTATATCTATAAATGTATATATCTGCCATCCTATTAGAATTGTCACTAACAATGATAATACTCCTACTATCACTCCTTGGTAATCAAATCCCAATTCTGCTTTATGCGGACAAGCTACACATATTGCAACTAAACTAATAAGTACAGCTACAGAACTTAATAATAACGCCCAACTCTCTTTCTTCATAACCACTCTATATAATGTACGCAAGAATACGGAAAGGTTAAATAATGTTTATGTACTGAATGATTGAATTTCATGGAATCATATTTGGGTTTTAACTGATAATATGTTTTCTACAATAAAGAGTTTTCTTATTTTACTTTTGTGTAATTTTATATCATCATATCTGGAATTTTCGCTACGTAGGATAATATAGTTTTTTTCATCCTGTTCATATCTGCGGATATATTTAATCATCCTATATTCGTCTAAAAGTATTAAATAGATTTGCCCGTAGAAGATGTCTTCCCAGTTAAATATTTCTCGAATAACAACTCTATTCCCATTATATATTACTGGTTCCATGCTATCACCATTAGCCGTTACTATTTTGGCAGTTTTACTTATTTCTGGCAAATTAACTGAACCGATAATTCTATCTTCTGCAAATTCTATTTCTCTATTATCCATCCCGCAAGTCGCATCTATATCATATACTAAAGTCCCACTAAAAGAACTTTCGTTTATGTCAGATTCGGTTATTTTTATGGTTTTGTTATATGAACTTTGTTCATTGTTGACAACCGGGAAAATCTCACTGATTTTTTTGCTCATGGTTTCGTTATATGGTACACGACCATTTATCATATCAGATAAATATGTCTTTTTAACCCCTAAACTATCAGCTATTTGGGATTGATTGAGTGAATATTCATATTTAATCCTGCTAATTAAGTTTTTAAATTCTTGATTTATAGCCATAAAACATAAATTAACTATTTATATATGAAAATAGTTCATATATAGCGTTGATTATATGAATTAAGTTCATATCTTTGCATCATCAATCAATCACGAAAGCAAAGGTAAGCGATCGTGTTGAGTAAAGCAATAGTATGAACATATTAAAATGTATGTTGCTGAATAGTTCTTTGAAATGATGATGCAAATATTAAACTATATGGATTATGGATAGATTTTTTCAATTTCTTGATTTGCTGGCGTTGATTATAGGTCGCATTGTGATATGTGTTGCGATAGGATGCCCTATCGGTTGTTTGATAGGTCATTTCATTGTGTCAGTTTTGATAAAATGAATCCGCCTATCACGCCTATTATAGATGCTATGATAGTTACGATCCATCCCATTGCATTCATTTGCAAAGTAAATCGTTTTTGCGATTTTAGGGATTTATCTTGTTTGGCATATCCGCCTTGTAAAATAAATCCCTTTCCCTTATCTGTAATATGATACGCCCTTCCGTTCACGGAGGTACGAAGTACTACATATTCATCAGCTACAAGAATGTTGATAATATCTTGGCATGATCGATAGTTTACGGAAACTCCAAGATAAAAGCACCTTAGTATAGTATCTTTCTCTATTGGTGTGTATTCTTTCATTTCTTTGAAAGGTTCTCGATAGTTCTCTGCTGGCTCTCAATGATAGAAAGTAAACGCTCGGAGGTGATGGGGGCTGGTTCTTCGGTGTTATATTGACTTCTAAACATACTTCCTTTTTCTCTAAGAAGCCAATCAGGATTAATATCTTCTATACTGTTTAGTATTAGAAGCACGGGTTCTATACCAAAGCTTTCGCCTGCTCGCATTAACTTGCGAACATATACCTCTGATTTTCTTATTAATACGGATGCTTCTTTAACGCTGATATTCTTTGTTTTAAGTATCTCAGCAAATCTTTCATTTATTGTCATATAGTTAAAAATACTAAATGGTATAATATTTAATACTGATTAGTATTTGATGATACCAAATAGTATTATATTTGCATCATCAAACAATCAATCACGACAAAGATACAAGATTGATTTAATAAAGTAAATAGGATAAACATATTAAAATACACGATTATGGCACGATCTTATGAAACAGCATTAGCAGAACTCGAAAACAAAAAAGGCGAGTTAGAAGCGTTGAGCACGATTGGCGAAGAAGAAGTCTGCTATATATACAATGTAGATAGCAAGTCTGAGATCGTGAAGATTCTCTCTAATGAAATAGAAGTTCTTGAAAGAGAGGTTGAATATCTCACCCCGCTGGACTGGTCTAACGATCCTGCTATTGAAATCTTCAGTAGTTATGAAGCAATGAACTCATTTTTATACTAACGCATATAACACACACGATTATGAAAACTTCAAATTTTAGACACAAAGTATTCTGTATGGCTTATGAGCTAATGAGAACAACCGGTAAAGCATTCGCCGTATGTCTTTCTCGCGCATGGGCATTGTACCGTTTGACAAAACAAATGCACAAAGGTATCGTATCATTCGCCTATGAAAAGTCTGATGGTTCACTTCGCAAAGCCAAAGGTACGCTTAAAGACATTCAGAATCTTATCAAAGGTACTGGTTCTGAAAACTACAAGACGGTTCGCTATTTCGATATTGAGGCGAACGGATTCAGATCGTTCAAAGTAGAAAACTTCATAACGATTTACTAAAGCAAAGGGCATGAGCCGAAAGTGTTCGGCTGGTGAAGAAAGGCGTTTCTGACCGGGTTCGATTCCCGGATGCCCACAGTAAGTTCTTTGTCTTATTTCAACCTTAGCACTCGCAGAAATGGAGTTTAAGCGAAAGGATTACAAAGTATAATGTATAAACGTGGTGAGCTTTGAGCCATGACCCACAGGGATACATTATAGATAAAAGAATTGTCAAAGGGGCAAGTTCCTTGCGGTGTTATGTGTCAGACATTGGTTAACCGTTGCCTCTTTTCAAAATACAACCTGGTTCTGAAAGCGCGACGCTGCCTATCGGATGGGCTGCCGGGTACAAATAAAATAAATGATATGGAAGTTTTAGGTGTATTTATATTCGCAGGTGGTGCTTTTGGAGCACTTTTTTTTCATCAATATGCCGATGGTTACAAACCTTATCTTATTATAAGAAACTTTTTAATAGCTGTCGCTATATCAGGTCTTATAGTTTTTGCTATAGGCCTTTATAGGTACTCCAAAATGCCTATTTATGAATATAAAGTAAGTGCGCATTATATTGATGGTAGCACAAAGACGCTATTATTTGATAGTAAATATGATCCTAAAATAAACGCGGCTCGTGGGACATATTGGATTGAATACGGCGCATATACAGAACTTGGCGTTGTGAGGTTTGAAATAATAAGCAAGAAGAAAAGATAATTAAAATATCATAGCACATGAATTACAACATTGAACTAAAACATCAAGAAAAAGACAATCAATTGACAATATCCATACATGTTGAAGATTTGCCAATCAATTGTCTGAAAAATTTGGAGTACATAAAAGAAGATGCCGAGAAAGCGGTTACTTCTTACTTGGACCTTTTACGCGGAGAGAAAGTTAGTCATGAAAAGTCTCCAGATAATCAGTGAAGCATTTCAAAAGGAACAAGAAATTTTTAAAGACATCGTTTTCTTGCGGAAACGTTTTAATTATACACCCTTTGCATTTATTTGGCAGATCTACCAACTCTCTATTTAAAGGCAGATTTGGATCAAATGAATAAACCAAGTGGGTAAATTTTATAGCTTGTTCATATAACGGTTGTCCATCAAGAAACATCTTGCTTATTGATGGTTCAAAGGTGTTATACTCGTCAAGTAAATCTTCGACTTTAGAACGAATGTCTTTAGCCATGCTCAGGTACTTTTCTGATTTCATACTTCTTAATTTTTAAAGTTTGCACCACAAAGTTAAGAAAACCCTCTGAAGAGGCGCGAAGCTACTGATCGAATCAGCCGGAGGGCACAAATCAAATCAAACAGTCATGAAGGTAATTTTTTATTCAAGAGTGCAGCTAATTTTATTCATCTGCGCAGTACTGATGTCGGCTACCTGTTTTGTTGGCATGTTCTTTAATCCGTTTCACGTATTAACATTCGTGATGTCGGTTATTCTAATGATCGCCATTTATAAAGAAAAAAGTTGGTAACTATTAATAATAATGTATATGGAAACAAAAGGTATTGAAGAAATGACAAGAGAGGAACTGATTGAATTGGTGTCGTCTCTTAATAAAGACCTCGAAAGTACAAAAAAGGACCTCGAACTTTATAAAGATTGGAAAAATCGAGAAGAAGCTGCCAAAGTGTTAGCTGAAAAGAAAATGTTGGCTATTAAGGCTTTTCTTGAAGTTGTTTAATTCGTTTTGTGTTTAGGTTAGCAAAAGCAGCCGGGTGAAAACCCCGGCAAACGGGCGGGCGTATGGAATGCTCTGCACACAGCCGGAAGTGTGTATGCCGGATCGTTACCGGTTCCGTCCACATTCAATTAAATATAATCAGTTTATGGAGAAAAAAGTGGAAATTATGCCTCGTATGAGAGACTTAAAGAAAGGGAAGAAAGTAGAATTTCCTATCGATAAAGTCTGCACAGTGCGCAACAATGTTTCATTGCTTAATGCACAAGGGTACAAAAATGGACATAAGTGGAGATCGGAAACTAATGTTCCGAAAGGGATAGTTACAGTATTTAGAGATTCCTGATTCAAACTTTACATACACACGATTATGAAAGTATTTACCGAGTTAACGCCCGAATGTGACATTACAGCACAAATGTACGCAGCCGGGTATGAAAAAAAGGAGATTGCCGTATTGAAGCATCGTGCAGTAAGTACGATAAATAACCAGCTTCAGACAGCATTTTTAATTTTGGGTGTTCGGAATGGGAGGGAGTTGGCATTAAAGTTAGCCGAGAGGATATCAGGTATCCGGTTGACGCTGGACTTTTCGCCGGCCATGAGATCATTTGTTGCTTGTGTACTTTTGATTATTCTTTGTGTTGATAGTCATTTAGACATGAAACGGCAACAAATCCGAACCCGTTCTAATGCCAATGTAGAACTTATCGCCCGTGTTCGTGTAAGAATTAGAGGGCGTAATATGCCTTTATTATATGGAACTTGACGTTTGGCAATTACAGAAAATAATAAAAGCGGCCGCGAAAGAAGCTGTCAGCGAATATGCGATCTCCAAGGATCCGGTCATTGATGAGATTACGGAAACGCAAGCTATACGACTTGGATTTGGTAGAAGGTGGTTGGCTCATCAGTGCGCTACGGGAGCATTGACTTGGAAAAGGGCTGGTGTACATAGGAATAGTCCTAAAGTTTATTCGCTGAAGAAACTTAAAGAATTGAAGGATGGTATAGATCCTTTATTGAAGTCTCTAATATAATTACTAACTAAAAATATAACAATCATGAGTTTAATCAGAAAATCAACGGAATTGAATATTCCAACAAACGTAAAGATGATGATTTACGGTCAAGCAGGTATGGGTAAGAGCACAGTAGCTTTGAGTGCACCAAAGCCTCTGTTGTTGGATTTTGACAATGGTGTTAAGCGTATGAATATGGCTCATTTGGAGAATATTGACACTGTACAGGTCACTTCTTGGAATGATGTTCAGCTGGTTTTGCAAGAAGATTTGTCTGTTTATCAGACTATTGTGGTTGATACCATTGGTAAGATGATGGATTTTATCATCACTTATAAATGTGGAACCAGGCAGCCATCTATTCGAGATTGGGGCGGTATCAATGCTGAATTTTCTTGGATGACAAGAACGCTATCAAGTCTGAAGAAACATATCATTTTTGTTGCCCATCGTGACACAAGAAAAGAGGGTGATGATACGGTGTTTATTCCTGCCTTACGTGAGAAGTCCTACAACTCCATCGTCACCGAACTTGATTTGTTAGGTTACTTGGAAATGAAGAGTGAGAGAGGAGTGCAGAGACGTACTATTACTTTCGATCCGACATCAAGGAATGACGGAAAGAATACTTGTAACTTGCCTTCAGTGATGGAAGTACCTACCATCCTTGACAAAAACGGCAATCCGACGACCAAGAATGATTTTATCTCTACTCGGATTATTGCTCCATATCTTACTATGTTGCAATCAAAAAAGGCTGAACAAGAAGCATATAACAAAGTGCTATCTGATATAACAGGTTGTTTAGAATTAGTTGCCGACGCAGCTTCAGCGAATGACTTTATCGCCCATATTGATGATTTCAACCATGTGGGAAGTTCAAAGATGAAAGCCTCAATGATGTTGGCAGCTAAGGCGAAAGAATTAGGACTGATTTTTAACAAAGAGACTAAAACTTATTCAGATGCAGCCTAAGTATAAGATATATGCTACATTATTGGATTCTTACTTCAATTACCTTAATAGCGATGTCATATATGAGCGTTATTATGGGTGGAGTGAGAATCCGCCTTGTACAGAAGAAGAGTTTCAGCAGAAGCAGTTCCAAGAACTGATAGACCGTATTAACCGTAAACCGTTTGACAGCGAAGCTGCCGACAAGGGTACGGCTTTTAATGAGGTCATTGACTGTATGATTGAGAACCGGAAATCTGAAACGGTGCAGGTAGAAAAGATATATTCTGATATAGGGAATGGCGAGCAAAAGGTTATAGCCTTGAAAGCCGTTTATAACAATCGTTCATTTGTCTTTCCTATATCCCTTTGTCGTGAGTTCGCAAATTACTACAAAGGGGCGTTGACGCAGCAACGTGTAGAGGCAATC